ATGGAACTGGATCCAAAAGTAAAAGAAAGACTCAGGAGTGACAAAGGCGCAAGCCTGATTATGTCAGCTGATGAAGCAGCAGCAATGGTCAAGGACGGCATGGTCCTAGGCGTAAGCGGATTTACGGCATCAGGATATCCTAAGGCTGTTCCACACGCATTGGCCGAGAGAGGAAAGCGCGGGGAGAAATTCAAAGTCGATGTTTATTCAGGGGCTTCTCTTGGATCGGAAATCGATACAGAAATGACTGAAGCAGGCATTCTCGGCAAACGTATGCCGTACATGACGGATAAAACCTTCAGGAAGGCTGTCAACACCGGCGCATGCGATTATGTGGACATGCACCTTTCTCAATCTGCCCAGTATGTGAACTACGGAGTTATGCCGAAAATCGACATGGCTATCGTTGAGGCTCTTGCCATCAATGAGGATGGAAGCATCGTTCCAACTACATCAGTTGGCAACACGCCGTCATTCATTAGGCAGGCAGATAAAGTCATCGTTGAATTGAACACTTTGCAACCGTTATCACTGGAAGGTATGCATGACTGCATTATCCTTGATAACCCGCCTAACAGAAAGCCGATCAACATCACCAAACCTAACGACAGAATCGGCAAACCATATATGGAATGTGGCTGGGACAAGATCGCAGGTATCGTAATAACGGATATCCAGGACGGTCTGCGCCCTCTTGGAGCCATCAGCGAAGATTCGCAGAAAATCGCTGACAACATCATCGAATTCCTCAACGGAGAAGTTAAAGCCGGTCGTCTGACTGACACTCTTCTGCCGATACAGTCAGGAGTCGGAAGTGTAGCCAATGCAGTTCTCTACGGTCTGCTGGAATCAGACTTCCACGATATGACATGCTTTACAGAAGTAGTACAGGACTCCATGCTTGAGCTTATCAAGGCCGGCAAAGTCAACTGTGCTTCAACTACAGCAATCACCCCTTCTCCTGAGATGAAGGAGAAGTTCGATAAAGAATGCGAACTGTACAAAGGTAAGCTCGTATTCAGACCGGAAGATATCAGTAACAATCCTGAGCTCATAAGGCGTCTTGGCGTCATTTCCATGAACACGGCTCTGGAATGCGATATCTACGGTAATGTAAATTCAACTCATGTTAATGGCAGCGGTATGATGAACGGTATCGGCGGCTCCGGAGATTTCTCCAGAAATGCAGCTATCACTATCTTCTCTACTGTATCTACAGCTAAGCACGGTGATATTTCATCCATCGTTCCTTTCTGTTCTCACATAGACCATACTGAGCATGATGTAATGGTCATCGTTACAGAGCAGGGCTTCGCTGATCTGCGTGGCTGCACACCTAAGGAAAGAGCAGTGAAAATCATTCAGAACTGCGCTCATCCAGATTACAGAGACAAGCTTATGGATTACTTCGAAAGAGCATGCAAGGAAAGCGCTCTTCAGACACCTCATCTACTTGACGAAGCCTTCTCATGGCATATCAAGGCTATGAAGACAGGTAGTATGAAATAATTCATCCATTGGTTTAACCTGAGGGTTCCTTTAAACGGGAGCCCTCTTTTTAATGGCCGTTTTAGGCGTGATACTTGGTACCACGGCCATTGCCCACTATTGAAACTATACCCTCCTCTGAAAGGGCTTTCAATAATTCGGTAGTCTTGGATTTCCCGAACTCTACAGAGTCAGTTATCTCGCTTATTGACTTGGACCTCACCTTACTAAGAGCGCTGTACACTGCTGCCTCATCCTTCGTTAGGTTGGCTTTAGGCCCTATTACGGGCAAAGTAACTTTGATTACGTTATCACTGGTTTCAAAGACCGGCTTTCTCATGCTATTCTCATAAGCCTGCATGATCCTGAATACACCTGTTCCAAAGAGCTCAACCAAACCCAGACGAAAAAAGACATTTCCAATAACAGGATTCCTGAGCAGTGATATCCTGCCTGACAAATACTCATCATTGGTAATGCCATAAGGAAGGCCGCCAGGTGACACTATTTCTATCCTATCGTCAAACATGGATACACGTATGTAAGTTTTCATGTCCCAGGTTCTGTGTATCAGTGCGTTGGCTATAGCTTCCCTGAAGCTTTCCTCCGGGATAAGTTCTACTTTATTTCTCGTCATACCGGAGATTTCTTCATACTGATAATAATCACGGAACAGTTCAACTGCGCTATCGTAAGCGGTTATTATCGACATATTGCCGAAGGTCTTTCTTTTATTTATTATGCTTATGTTCTCGCCGAATTTAGCCACGTCTATAACGGGGAAATCGTTGACATCTGCTAATATCGCAGCAGCATTATTGTATCCGCTGTCATTGGAATATAAATTCAGCGTTCTTAAAACGTCAAGGTCGAATTTCTCTATTCCCGTATGTTCTCTAAGTCTTTGCTCAAGAGTATTGAAGCGCAAATGTTCTTTACCTGATGGTAATTCTTCAAAATTTATGTTTTTGCCTTCTAGAACCATTCTGGTGAATTCATTATTATCTACTTCTATGGTCGCAGTATCATTTCTCTTATATGCCTTTGCCTTATAGAGATATGGCTTGCTTGCACCTCTTCTCACTTCCAAAGACACGGTCTTATCCGTCCTGTTTATGCTAATGGTATAATCCGGGTGTGGCGTAATGCCATCATTCACTTTATTCTCTATAGACAAAGCAAATCCATCAGGATCAGAGATACCTGATACGCTACCGTCGTCAGCAATTCCAAATATGATTGTTCCCCCATCATAATTAGCAAAAGCACTTACTGTCTTCAAAAACGTGTTAGTCATAGTTTGTTTAAACTCCAGAGATTTACTTTCCTTCATGATATGCGTCCCCCATCTTCAAGTTATATGATGATATTATAATATATTTCAGTCGTAAATTCAAGCGTATTTTTTTACGATTTAATTCTTAATCGTCTCGTTTCACCCTCGCGCCTTCTTAAGGTTCAAGTCCTACCCTATTTTAAGCGAAAAAAATCACACCTTTTCAGGTGTGCTTATTTTCGTTTGGTTGCGGGGAGAGGACGCAGCCACTTCGCTTCGCTTGTGTCTTACGTTCTGCGGCTCCCCCTTCGGTCGCCTTGAACCGCTCGGTATTCGACGATTCGCTGAATCGTCTCATTTCACCCTCGCGCCTTCTTAAGGTTCAAGTCCTACCCTATTTTAAGCGAAAAAAATCACACCTTTTCAGGTGTGCTTATTTTCGTTTGGTTGCGGGGAGAGGACTTGAACCTCTGACCTCCGGGTATAAACGGCCGTTGAATTTACTGGGTTTCAGCGGTTATTTTGTTGAAAAGTCGCCATTGTCGCCACTCATCTGACCTCAATTGTTGTCAAGTAATTTACACCTAGTGGCGACATTTTGGCGACATTTTAAACTAGAGTTTTATATTTAGCCTGGCAGGCTTTACCCCACTGGCCATCATATGGCTTAAGTTTGTAGTGCTTCTCGAAAGCTGTTACAGCTGACTCCATCTGGGAGCCGTATCCACCGTCAATAGCACCTTTGTAATAGCCAAGTTTCTTAAGGTACTTTTCAAGATTCGTTACCTTCCACCCAGAATCACCATACTTGAAGTAGCCTCGTACCGGCAGAACTACCTTGGTAGTATGCTTCGTCTTTGCGCCTGATCCGACGCCCATGCCTGCTTTGAATTTCTTCCACTCAGATTCATGGGTGACAAAAAACAGAGGACAAAGCTTACCGTTGACGTCGAAGTGGCGGATGATGTGTGAATCATTGATTCCATATTTCTTAGCCAACTTTTCTCCCAGGGCATACGCATTGTCTAGGGTGCCTTTTGAGTGCTTACCATTTGTACAACACATTTCTATAGAAATGCTGTTGCTGTTAGTGCATTTACCCCAGCGCGAGTGCCCTTTGCTCGCGTAGGCGCTACCTTGGTCAAGCAGCCCTCTGGAGCCTACGGACCATGCCACGTAATCGTCCGGAACGCTTTGGATAATGCCGGCCGCATCTACAAAGTAATGCGCAGAGGCTCCTACGTAATTGTTCTTAAAGTAATTTGCATTGGCTTTGGCTGTATCCGTCCTGTTACCTGTGTAGTGAAACACAATGTACCTGATTGACGATTTACTTCGCCGGTTCCCATAATTTGACCTACGGGATCTAATTTTTTTAATTGACATCGCTGTCACCTGCCTCCGCATCTATGGCCTCCTCATTTTCTACCGCAGCTGCGCTGGTCGCATTATTAATATCAGCAGCTGCTGTCTCGGAGGGAAATCCCTTGGAATCATCGCCAGAATTATAGCTATTTTTCGATTCAATGAATTGTGTAAAAGCTTCGTACATGCCTGTGGATGCCAAGCCTGTCACTGCTCCATAGACGACGGATGTCAATTCTATGTTGGCATTTGACCAACATCCTAGTAACGCGCCAGAGACCGCAAGGATCAGCGGAATCCATTTGTTGTTAGTGGGTAAAACGTGCTTTACTATGTAACCAATAACCAAGCATGCCGCTAGCACGATTGGTATAAACATCTGACTGATAAAAGTAAAATCCATAATAGTTCCTTTCTGCCTGCGTCAGCAGGGCTTTTAAAAAAATAAACGCCTAAGCGTCTGTTTGATCTTTATTTTTTCAACACGATGATGTTGCCATTTTCGTCAATAACTGGTATTTGCTTAATCAGCTCATACATCAATTCCTCCTTGTGATTTCCTCCGTTAGCCTTGTATCGTTCGTGGATGTAATCTGCATTGCACCTGTCTATCAGGTTTATCTCTTTGAACTTAGACAGATATGTAAGTGCCTGATAGATACGGTCATGAAGTAAAACTATGTCGTCCTCCTTCAAATTCTTCATCTCTTCGACCAGGTCGCTTAAAATGCTGCTGATACTCTCAAGGTTCTTCCGGATCTCCTCGATGTCATATTCGAGCTTAGCCATTCGGCCACTTTTACGATCATGCCGATCTATGAAGTATCTTACCAGTCCCGTTACAGCACCTGTTACGGAAGTCGATGTTATTACTGTGATTATCATCTGCTGTGTTGGATCCATTGTTGTGCCTTTCTTTATAAGCTATTTTACAAAAATCAGATATGATTTTCCCCTCACTAGTTTGTATAAAATACATTTAATTTTTTCCCACTGAATTGTGAAAAAAAATCAAGCGTGTTGTCCCCATCCCTTTGAAAAAAGAGCGAAGTATTTGATTGATAATATATGCCACTTGCGTAACTAACGCCCGAAGATCCATAAAATCCAAGTTTATTTATTGGAGACTTCGCAATATAAATTTCTGTCAATTCGCTCATTAAAATATATACTTTATCCGCTGTTATTCCAATATCTACCGAGAACGATGTTGCTCCTGATGGGATTACTGGAAGAGTGATCTCTTTGTATAACACATTAGAGGCACCCCCCCGACCATATTGAATATCATATTAAACCTCCTTGCTTACTGTTCCGTCAGCGTTTACCTTGTAGCCGTCAAGGGCGAGTATTTCGTCCACATCATCCTTTAGTTGCTTGTATCTGCTGATTGCAAATATCGTGTTGTAATTCATTTTTCCAGCTTCAAGCCTCATTGCTATGTATCCTGCCATTGTTAACTCCTTTCTATTTTAATAATAGATATAAATTCTTTTCTGAAAACCATCTCACTAGCCCAGTTGAGTCGAAACTAACTGTCATTTCTGTACCATTGAAATAAATGCTTTCATTCATCATAGCGGTAACATTTCCTGTTCCTGTATATACGCCCAGTATGTATGCTTTTTTTAAGTCATCAACATTGGATGCAACAAGCAAAGTATAGTATTGTTTCTGTCCTGATTGAGACGTATTCACTGGATCAGATACCATGCTGCCTATAGTTGCTGGGTCTATTTCCAAATCCACTGTAAATGATTTTGCATAACTTGTAATAACCGGTAGTTTTATAACCTTTAGATTAGAGGTACCCCCCCCGAACATGTTAAATATTGCCATAATTTTTCCTTTCTGTTATTCTCCAACAATATAGTATTCGTAATTTCCAGCCAGCCTTTTATTCGCATCATCAATTATGAGATTACCGTTCGATATGACCGGAGCGTTCCAGTAAATATCATGAAATGTTCTGTTGTCAGTTGTATCAAATGCCGCATATATATTGCTTCCAACTTTAAATGGGTATGTGAATCGAATATCATATCTGCCTCCTATTCCGTCATGAGGAAGTCGACTGCTTCCTGGGTGCTCTCCAATGATTCGTGCAGTTCCCTGTTTGTCGGAGTCGGGTCGGTCGCTTCCTGGACTTCATAGCGATACTCTTCAGGCACGTTTGCAAGTGTACTGGTGCCGGCCGTTACCTTTGCTATCCAATCATCAACAGTTGCCTTCCGTTCTGCCGCCGCCTGCTCTGCTGCCTGTCTCGCCGCTTCTGCAGCTGCGGCACGTTTGTTTGCTGCTGCCTTGTCTACTGCATCCTGGTCTTTTACGATCTTGGTGTAAGCGGTCTTGGTGACCTCTTCGGCTCCTTCTGGGATCGTGTCGCTTATACCGTAGCTGATTACGGTGTCGTCCGATATTTGTTTATAATATTTCATTTTCTCCTCCTTATATTGCGTCAAAAGCAGATTCTGATACTCCGTAATTAACTGTGAGTAATGAGCTACCATTGTAATTAAAGTCACTACTCCATCCGCTAGGTTTGGATAAGGCATCTGTATATATTTCGCAAATAGTTCCAGTAGTGACAATCGTATCCGGTAATGTCTCAGTATCCTTACTTATCCAAAGTTTTGTATACCCTGTGTTATCTGTAAAATAAATTTTTCTTGAAGAGATTGATTTAGCAAAAATTTTCAATTTTATAATAGTATAATTTCTCGGGTATATCTGCAAATAATTCTTAGGATTTAATGTACCACATTTTATCGTAAAATTTTTCAATTTGGAGTACATACAATTATAATCGTCAGATGATAATATAATATCTTTTTTTATATCATTATCTCCGAAATCGGCGATTACGTCTGACGGATATCCCTCTGAATCAAAGTTATTAAACAAGATGCTACCGTCTGCATTGCTGCCACCGCCGGTGTTTATCATATTTTGTATCATATTTTCTCCTTATTTTATAACCATAACATTGACAGCCACAGCTGCAGTCGGAATGGTTGTGCATTTGAACGTTATCGTGTTGTCGCCCTGGGCGGATCCGAAGATCCCGGCCGCAGTAAAGATATCTTTTGTTGCTGGATCGTATGATACAATCGCCGATGATGCCGTCGTGTCAGTTGTCATTCCGGCGCATGCGACGGTAACTGTAAGGGCCGTTGTGTCCCAGCTTGCTACTGGTATGTTGATGACAGTGCTGGTGATGTTCTTGAAACCGCTGATAAGGGAATCAGTTTGCGCCTTAGTATACGCGTCGATGCCACCGGCAGCCATGATAGCCGCTATAGCGTTATCTTTTGCGTTTGTGATTTCTAGCTCTCCGGCTGTTACCGCCGTATTAACGTCTGCCTCGGCCTTAGTTGCTATTTCTGGGATGCCAGTCATGGCATCAGTGACAAGCTGCAGGGCTGTGCTGGATGTGATCACACGGAAATCCACGAGCGAATCAAAATTGATTCCGTTGAGCTTAACGCCCCAGAGTTTCATCTGGTTAACCTGGCCGGAATCAATGTCTCCGGATGTGATTGTCGGCTCTAAGTACTGGCTAGCATCCGGCGTGCCTTTGACGGCCTTCAGGTCTATATGTTCTTTTGTCCAAGTTACCTCATTGCCGGAGGTGTCGGTTGTTGTCTCTTCTGTCGTGTAGTACTCGGCCACAACAAGGTCATACCTGTAATAGCCGATCGTTCCAGAATCAAGTTCCACTTCCGTGTATCCTTCCGAACTTCTTGTTTTTGCGAGCCTGCCCTGCATGAGCAAACTGCCGGCTTTGATTCTGACCTTATTTGTACCATTCATCTCAGCCGTGAGCTGCTGTGCCGTTGGCAAAACTATCTCCGATGTACCTAAGATCATTCTGTTTATTTCGGCGTCGTCTGTAGCAAAATTGTGAGCTGCGCCGGTGCATCCTGTTATGATCTGCATTATTTACCTCCTATTTCATAGTCGCTTGTTACAATTCCCTTTTCAATGGTCAGATTGTTGTTCGTCACCTCAGCTACTATAGATATTCCTGTCATGGCATCAGTGCCGCCAACGGTGTCTCCGATGTTAGCGCTAAGATCATCTATTGTGATGGCTCGCATTGAATCAGATTCAAGTTCTGCAAAAAAATCAAGGCCCGTTTTGCACAGGCTTTCGTAGTGGTCTTTTTTCAGTTCGTATGTGTTCAACGCATCAAAAGGTGGTGCCTTCACGTCTTTGCGGCCGCTATAGTATTTGTTGGCCGCCCATGTCGGCGGAGTGGTCTTGGTCATCACGTGATAGGTGTTAGTTTTGTCAAAGGTCGGTATTACTGTTTTATTGTCTTTCCGGTAATGCGGCCTTTTTGTGAAACTCGGAATCTTGCCGTTCTTTTCGTCATCATCCTTTTTACAAGTGACGTAGTATGCGTCTGATCGGTCGAGACAATCAACTATTTCTGTTACTTTTGTCTTTTTGCCATTCACAGTTTTGTATGTGATCTTTTTATAAACCTTTCTGTAGTAGGATCCGAAATTTGTATTCCAGTCTGAAGGCTTCGATGTCATGCGCACGTACTTATCTTTGCTGGTAGATGCGTATGACTTGTACTCAACTGATGAGCCATTGTTGAACTTGTAATAGTACTCGCCGTAATTATAAGCCCAGTCAAAAGGCTGAGCAGTGATTTTGATTACATTGCTCATGTCCAGGACTGTTTCGCCCGTCACGGCCGAATAAGTGTAAGTACCTGTGTATTGATCATAGGATGGTGTGTAGTAAGATGCGTAATTTGTATCCCAATCTGACGGCTTCGATGTTGTAAGCGTCATGGAGTCGCTCTCAACACCTTCGAAATTCTTGTAGCTGATTTCCACAGTGCCATCTGAGTCTTCCTCAGTGTCCTTGTAATAATAGTCGTCATAATTCTTATCCCAGTCACCTGGCATAGAAGATACAGCCTTGTATTTGTCAACTGGAGAATCATCACAATCCTTACACTCGGCTATTTCGTCTTGACCAGTAAGAACCTGCATTGATTTGTCCAGGATATAATCTGATGCCTCATAAGGTGTATCCGTAGTCTTGTAGGCCTGAACGGTGCCGCCAGAATCGGTGAACATATGGATCACTCTGAAGTTTCCAACGTCGTCCTTGGATGTCAATACCAAGTGATTTACCAGGTCATAATCCTGCTTGATTTGAAACCCTGTTTGCTCAACTCCTGAGTATTTTAAATAATCGGTGAAGTCCTGCTTAAGAATAGGAATTATATGTATTATATGGTCTGACTGCCACTCTATTGCGATGGTCATGTCGATAGATGCCGCAGCACCTATAATGGCCTCGTAAATCGTCGCACCGGCGTCAATCTCGTATGCGTCAACATAAGTGTCTATTGATGCCTCTACATCCGGAGAATCGGCCTGAAAGAACGTCACGCCCTCTTCATCTAAAAGCATCTGTATGATGTCTGTTATGGACCCCTGGAGTAATCTGGTCGCTCCGGTTATTTCGCAGACATAGGAATCAAGCAGCCCTCTGAAAGATCTGCCTGTGTATTTAATAGTGCCAGATTCTGAATCTACATCTATTGCACCTATCTTTCCACCGATCTCTGTCCCAAGTATGTACCACCACCCTTTTGGGGGAATGGCATAGTCGTTGGCCGTGACTTCGAAGTCCTTTTCATCGGCGAGATCTAAAGAAGCTTTGTATGTGTCCATCATCCCTATATCGTTTCTGTTCTCATCGGTATAGTAGATGCCCTCATAGTCTATTCCGTATGCCATCTTGGTTCGCTCCTCTCTTCAAGGACTTCAAGCTGCCAAAGGAATGTTCCATCATATACAACAGCATTCCGGCCTGACTCGATTCTTTTGAATATGTAGAACCCTGAGTCACGCGTGCCAAACATATTGACGATCGTGCCATCCGCCAAAGTCATGATGGCCGTTTTCTTCGTCGAGTCAATCACCAAATATGCCCCGTCCGGAACATCCGCAGTTATGTGATAGACATTGTCTCCAATTTTAAGATAAGGTGATTCTGCCGGTCCCTGAATGCTAAGCTTGAACTCACTTGGGTTTACGGCCGGGTTTACCAAAATCAACTGTGATGCTGCCTCATTGGTGTAGTCATACGGATATGGATAGCATGGTTCATATTGCTTGTCGAACTCTGAGGCTTCAACCTTGATTTCATTGCCGTATGAGTTCTTTTTCAATACTCGGTACCATGCCTGGCGTTCGCTAACAAAAGTCACCTCTTTTTTTATAACAGCACTGCCATACTGCCAGCTGGTATTTTCTGCGGACGTGATATATCCGTAGCAGTACCAGTTGCCTACTTTAAGAGTGCCAATGGCACCGTCGTATATGTCAGCTTCAATAATGCTGTTAAGTGCGTCGATGGCCTTGTCCCGTTCATCCTTGGTGCTTCCCATGATTACAAGGTTCAATGTTTTTTCAGCGATCTCTTTGTAGAAACCCTTCACAGCGGATCCGGTTCCTTTATCCTTGGAGGTGTATGACCATTTATAATCGAACAGAGGCTCTACGTTCATGTAGTACGGGTAATCAGTCAGACAGATGCTATTCCCTCTGTTGTTAGTGTATGTTACTTTGATTACTCCTGTCCTGCTCATATTGCTCCCACAGCTCCTTTTCTAACTATCTTTCCAAGCTTTCTCTTGTCAAGTTCCACTGCCATGCCTTCTATCCCGGATAAGACTGCATCTGCCAGCTTATCATAATCAATTATGACTGTTGATGATTGATTAGCCTCACGGATGTAGTTCTGCAGCTTGTCAATAGGCACGACTGCTTCAGGTCCAACGGAATCTCCTACGCCGATTACTGACGGTGAATTGAAGATGCCGCCACCCTTGTACCAATCGACCGACAAATGCGGAACGGTCATGTTCTTCAATGAGAACTTTCCTGACAACTTGAAATGTGGAAGCTTGATTTTCGGTAGCTCCCACTTAAACTTAAACAGATCTTTTATTTTATCTACAATGGCTCTTATTTTGGCCAATAGTCCGCTTGCTGCACTTTTGATCCCATCCCATATGGATTTGATCATATTGGCGCCCATTGCTTTCAATTTTCCAAAAGCGTATTTTGCAAGTCTCCCTATCAATTCTCCAGCTAATACAATAAGCTGTGCCGCCAACAGACTTACAAGTCTTAGCAGCGATTTAATGAAAGACCAAACTGTATCCAGTATCTTCCCACTGTTTCCGCTGAACCAGCCAGAAATCTTATCCGCTAGTGATGATACATCTGCCTGAAGCAGTGTCTCGAACAATGAATTCATCTGAGTGGTCAATGTTGAAAGTGCTACCTGAACGAAAGAACCCAACATGCCTGGTATCTGTACAATGATATTCCCAAGCATCGGAATCAAGTTATTGAAAATGAATGTTGAAGCAGTCTCACCAAGAGCCTGAAGTGATGGTCCTATGTCTGCTCCAGTTGCGAGATTGCCCAGGAGATTCTGCGCCGCTGCTTTCATGGCACTGAATGAACCTGTAAATGTCGTGGCGGCTTCTCTGGCCGTTGTGCCCGTAATACCAAGATCGCCCTGAATCGCATGGATCGCGCTATAAACGTCATTTAGATTAGTGATGTCGTACTTCTGGCCGGTCAATTTCGTTGCATCGGTCAATAGTCTCTGCATCTCTGTTTTTGTTCCGCCATATCCAAGCTTCAGGTTGTCCAGCATCGTGTAGTTCTGCTTTGCAAAACCCTGATAAGCGTTCTGTATGTCCTGCATGTTAGTGCCCATCTTATTAGAGTTATCGGACATATCCTGCATTGCCATGTCGGCCGAGTTGGCCGCCTTCTTGGTGTTTCCGCTTACGGACTGCAATAATGAGGCCGCAAAGCTTGTTGTCTGTTCCATATAAGCGTTTGCCGAAAGGCCTGTTGTCTTATATGCGTTTGCCGCATTTTTCTTAACAACATCAGCAGATTTTCCAAATAAGGTTTCAATGCCTCCTATTGACTGCTGTAGTGCGCTGCCTTCTTGGATGGCTGCCTTGAATACCGCGGCAACAGCTGTACCGATGCCAGCGGCTAATAATGCACTTTTGATTTTGCCGCCTATTGCTGTCCCCGTAGATGTGCCGGCAGAGTTAGCTTCACCACTCAATACGTTGGTCAGACTTCCCTTTATGCCCTTTGCTGATGGTATGATCTGCACATAAGCAGCTGCTAATTCTGTAGCCATATCTATCCTTTCTGTGCGATTAATTCTGCACGTCTTTTTTCGAACTCTTCAGAGCTCTCAAAACCTTCAACTTCTATAGGCTTTTCCTGCTGAGTGAGTTTTTCAAAAATTGATTCCGGTTTCCTCGCGTTCTTTTTCCCATGTGCCCAGATCCACAAGTTTAGTTCATCTGCTATCATTGCCAGTAAAGCGGAGTTGAGCGAGGTCTTATTACCTCGCAACGCCTTTTGCACTCTGGAATCTACACTTAGCCCAGCTGTTAAGGTCGATACCAGACGAACCGGCATTTCCTTATAGTTAAAAAGCCCATATGTTTCCGCAAGGTCGCATATGAGCTCATCTTCATAGTGTGCAATTATGTGGGCTAAGGCCGCTATTTTTTTAGGTCTTCACCTTCGCTGGCAACGTCGAAAATTTCCTGTATAGCCGCAAAAATTTCAGAGGCTTTCGCGACTCCGTTTTCATTTCTGCAGTGGTCATATAGTTTTTTCTTCTGTTCCTCTCCAAGTAAACGGTTTATAGTATCCGTTAGAACTCTGAGATTTCCATTGTCCAGTTCCGCTAAATCCTCAAGCAATTCAATGTCATCCATGGCATCGCCCTCAATGACAAACTCGAATCCGTTTTGTGTTTTTCCTGCTATCTTTTTTTCTTCGGCCATTTTCCACTCCTTACTCTATGTACTCATAGTGTGTATTGCCATCTGCATCAGGATGGGCTGATATAGTCAGTGGATAGCCTATTGGCTCGTTGTCAACGTAGACTATATCACCAATCTCTGTGATCTGCCCCTTAGGAATGACCGTCCTTTTAAGTTTGTCACCGTGAAGGATCATGTCGATTATCCAGGCCTGCTCCGGAAGTTCTCCTGAATTGGCCTTGATCGTTATCGCTCCGGATTCGCCTACTATAACGTTAGCATCACCATAAATCGACTTAGGTACATCGCTGTTGAGCGACTCGATCAATGTGTACTGAAAGGTGTCATCTTTCCCTGTCTGCGGATTAGCAACGACATCTCCGCCCCAAGCCTTAATGCTCTCAGTTTCAGGCGAGTTGCTATTTGTAACGCCATCCTCACTTACATAGCCAAGATTCTTGAATCCTGTAGCAAGGTCTGTATGCGCGTCTGTAGGTAGCACTACAGTAGTAGCTGCATATGATATTGCTCCTCCTACCTTAGGCTTCCCAACGCTTACATTCGCTGTATTTGTTGCCATATTATTTCCTCCTAATAATGTGTCAGGTCGTAGACGGCCTGATACCTGTACTTTCTCGTTGATGTGTCCGTGTAGTTGTAGTCACTGTTTCTATCTGACCTGGTGATTTCGGCCAAGGTAATGATATTATCCATGGCAGATTTCACTTCTTCATTCAAAGTCGCAGCATCCGCCAATGTATCAGCATGTGATTTTAGCATTATCACTGCCGTGTTGATATGATCGGCTCCGCCTGAGCCGCCCTTTTCTACAACCACATATTTTGGTGGTTTATCATCCGGTGTTTCCATATATACTGGTACATCCAACTGGACTGCCAGATAATCTTTTACAATTCTCTCTATCATTTTAATGCCTTTATTAAAGTATCATGCTTCAGGTTACTGCGACGTGCGTGCACGGTATCTGGCTTAACAACGGCCTTCGCTCTGTTCTTCCCAACTGAGACATTTACAGAGTATTCATCAGACAGTTCTCCACATCCACTTTTCGTGGCTTCGGCGTGCTCTCTAAGTATTCCCTGCATTTCATTTGACTGCAGCAGTGCCTTGATACCTGCATGGTTCAATTCAATTTTGACATTACTCATAACGTTCCACCTGTATTTTCTGATTCCAATCTAAAGGTATAAGTTCGTCCTGGCCACATATAGGGATACCTACTGTACGCCATCTTTCACCAAAGAATTCAACTACTACATCAGTCCAGATGTGAGTATCACCCTTTGGAATAGCTAATTCATATATGGCTTTCCTGCTGGACAAATCATTTTCACTCACGATGTCGGAAGACGAAACCGGAGCTATAAGTACGTTATTTACTGTAACAGGCTTCTGTGTGTACGTTGGCCTATTGAATGCGTCCGTTCCAGTCCGTGTCTTCTCATACAGTGTTATCGCTATTCCCTTGATCATAGTCAAAGTCAATCACCCCATATTTCTGCCTTCTCAGGCCAAGCCTGGCAAGCTCCGAGTTCTTAATAAAAAGCCCTCCGCCAGGTACCAGATATGTCCCAGAAACAGAATAGCCGAGCGCAGACTCTGAGGTCTGCGTCATCGGCTCTGAATCTGTTGAAGTCATAAGCGTTCTTGCAACCACATCCACTGTGACAGATCTGGCCACATTTGCCAAGGCGGAATCGTTCTGTACAAGTGTGTCGAGATTCTTTCCCACCTTATTTGCTTCTACTCTGAGGCTATCGGATATAACCGGGAGCAGTGCCCCGGCGCGATCCTGCTCATCCGCTGAGAGCGGCCGCCAAAGCTCTGTCACATCATTTATAGTTGCAAAGTCTGCCATGTCCTACTCCTTATCGTCTTCGCCGGCGCCCTCTTCAGTGCCGCCCTCTTCATTTCCGGTTTCGGTACCCTCTTCAGTGCCAGCATCCTCTTCAGCGTCGGCTTCCGTTCCTTTTCTCTTTTTTGCCTTAATGGCTTTCCAGTCTCCACCGTTGATCTCGCACTCAGTTTCTATGACTGCGCCGGTCTTTGTGTTCTTAAACTTCATCTTGCGCCTCCTATGCGGTTATGATCCTTGCGAACGATGCAGCATCCATGATAGCCCATCCAAGGTAAACTTCCGCTCTCAGGTATACCTGATTAGATCCTTTGAGGTCGTTTCCTGAGTTATCAGGATCGCCATAAGGAATGACCTCAAGCGGAATCTCCTTAGCATATCCCCACTTGAACATGTTAGCGAAGTCTCCTACGATAGCACGGTCATGGCTGGACAATGCTGAGATAGTGGAATTCTTGTCTGATGGAATTCCGTTAACTGCTGATGGATTTGCGCCCCATGAAAGTTCTGGGAACTGCTTAACTCCATTGGTCTTCAGGGCTGCAAGTGCGGCCGCGAAGACTGGAGACATTCCAATTCCGGTTACATCGCCGTCTGAACCTTCTACCAGAGCTACTGCAGCTTCTACATTGGTGTCCGGGTCAGCGGAGTCATAAGTTACGGTCTGCGTAATAGCTGTGTCGAAATTGTTGTTACCAACAACAACAGATGCTGTTCCAGTTCTCGGATTAACTCCGTGCAATGCCGCAAGGTCGATACCTCTCGCAACCTTGGCCGCAAATCCGTCATTGAATGCCTGGAGGATGCTGATCTGCTCTTCGTCCTCTGCATCCATGAATTCGTCTGACACTCTTGCGCCATACTCGAATTTTATAGGAATGATCGTAACAGGGTCGATTGTTACGCCCCCTTCAGACTTCTTGCCGTTCTCTGCAACGATGTCGATGTCCTTGTCCATACTGAACGTGAACTCCTTGGTCCCGTTGAATGAGACCGGTGTCTGCAGCCCCAGCTTAGTGAGCGTTGATTTTCCTTTTACCTTGTTCACAAGGTCTGTGACCAACGTTGGGTCGAAAAGTGTTCCTTTTGATAGTGTTGCCATTATTCTTCTCCCTTCATATTCTGCAGCATTCCTTTAAGTGCTGCGTTCTTACTTCCTTTCTCCGTTGGTTCTGTCTCAGGATGAGCCAGAGGCGGAGGTGTGCCTTTTTCATTACCCATGAGTTTTACCAGGCTTTCTGCGTCCTTCTTGATTGCCTCTTCATCTTCACCTGATAATCTTGACGCGAGCTGATACTGAAGCCCTACTTCGTTAGCGATTCTAGCTTTTACTGAAGCTATCTCGTACTTTTTCACTTTGTCAGTGAGCTCTGTAATTGTCGCCTCATTTTTCTTTGACGCTTCAGCTGCTTCTTCTATGGCCTTTGTCTGCTCACCAAGCTGGTCGTTCAGCTTCTTCTGCTGTTCCTGCCATTCCTCTGTTCCGGCATACTTCTTGGTGACCTCATCCGTGATAGTCTTTTTCTCGCGATCAAGCCTATCCTTGATGGCCTTGTCAAAGTCCTCCTGCGTCGTTATTGGTGTGAAACTCATAATGTAATTCCTTTCTCCCACTTTCCCGGTGGTGTCGGTAATTTATGTACTAAAAAAGCACCCATCGTGGTGCTTTTAATAGCCTATTTTCTGTTTGGACGTTTCTTTGTATTCTTTTGCTGCCCAATATGCGAGTGCCACGCTGTCCATGAGCGAGACGTCTGCATCCTTATCAAGTGATTTATATCCGAAGCCGCCATTGCTGCCTATCGCTCTTTTTTCACAATTAGATACAACTCTGGCCAGCGACGGCTGATTTTTATGGACAATGCTTCCGGAGAAAATCCCCTGCTCAAACTGCGCATTAGCCGTTATGATGTTGACCACCTTCGGCAGTACCGGCTTAGGCAGTCTGTTGTCTTTCATTTCGTCTGCCAGCATCTGCTGGCCATTAGCGCCGTCGATTATAACTTTGTTCCATGCGGCCCTCTTCAGGAATTTGATTATCCAGTCATTGCCTGCCTTAGTCGGCCTGCAATCTATGGTTTCTACAAATACTTTTCCTGCGGCCGTCTTTACGGCTATGGACATGGCTACGTTCGCGCCGTTGTGTCCATACTTGATACCGATGAACAGTTTGCCTGTCAGTTTCGGTAAAACAACTACCTCCAAAGCGTTCCATTCCTTCTCGCTTATTGCTGATTTCTGATTATATTTTATCCAAAGTCCAAGGCGCTGGATGTTGAAGTCGATTTCGTCAGTTCCGATCTCATCGGCTATGGCTCTCTCTGTTAAAGTGTAGCCTAAGGATGGATTAGTCTCATACCATATGTCTCTATCATTGACATCTGACATTTCCTCTACGCCCCACTCGGCATATCCGGCATTAGTATTCATACCAGCGAGGGTGTCTCTTCTGAACTTAGTGAATACTGTCCCGGAGCTGGTTGGTGTAGGAGGAGTTCCGCAAAATATGGTTTGTGGGTTTTTAGAATCGGTTACGGTGTATTTTAAGGCTGATTCCTGGTCGTCTTGATATTCCTGTGCCTCATCGATTACAAGCAGGTCAAATCCTTCTCCAATGCCACCTTTAGCCGTCCTGGTCCTGAACTCTATTCGTCCACCGTTGTCGAGAATAATGTGTTCTTTTCCATAGGCTTTGTAAGTTGATACTACGTTGAATGTATATATCGATTCCAAAAAACCAAGAATCCGCTCCCAGGCCTTATGCGTTGTGCTAGTCCTGTGGGCGGTGTGTAATATCTGTTCGCCATCTGATAATCCTTCGAGTTCTCTCATGGCTAAAATTTCATTCTTGCCATCTCGCCTTGATACACAATATCCATAACGTGTATGGACCCATAGCCCATCTTCATTGGTAGCAAGTATGTCATAATTAAGTAACTTCTGCCATGGCATAGTCACTCTACCTGTCTTTTCGTATAGTTCTATTGCATGATCGCCTTTAGACTCCGTATATGGCAATGTGTGTGATTGTGTCGGCGTCTGGCGGCCTTTCCTGTCACCAGCCATATGTATTCCTTTCTGCTACAGTGCTCCTACGGTCTTGCATGCCTCTATGATCTTAGGCAGCTGTATGGCTATCCAGTCAACCATTTCTTCATTCTTGGCCCATGCGTCTATCTCTGATGAACTGGCACTCAGGCCGCTCTCGCTGAGAAACGCATGAACTATTTCGTGTCTTATAGTCTGCTTCCTGTATGTGTCTCTTTCCGCATCAGATTCCAAGTCTATGTAATCAGTTTCTGACATATCCGCGTAAACTATTTTGTGGCTTTCTTCAGAATGATATCCAGCCAGTTGTCTCTTTTTCATTATTTCGTCTTCCGAAATTTTATGCTCTTCGACAGTATATTCTGTGCCAAGTATGTTTACTTTCATTCCGCTCCTTTTTTGCAATACAAAAAGCACTCGCCATGAGTGCTTTAAGGTAAAATAAGACTCCGACCTTCTGGCCGGAGAATTTTTCTATATCATTTTTTCAATATCAATGTCTATTCCTAAATTCTTTAAATCAGCATCCGTAATGCTCAATTCTGATTTCAATGTGTCGAGCACTTCATAATAAGCCTCCCGTCTTCCAAGCTTGAATTCATTCTTGCTATCTTGCTTACTATCGTTAAGAGCACTCTCAGCATTTTCAAGGATTCGGCTAATTATATATGTAATTGTATTATCACTTATTGATTTTTTCATAGATCTCCTCGCTTTCTAAGTTCCTTTTCTCTTCTCTTTATATTATCCTCAAAAGTGCTTATCTCATGTTTCCAATGTTTCAATAGTCCGGTTTTATATTCTTCGTTCAATGTATCCCAATCTTGGTTTTTCGAATAAGGATTTTTAATATATACTTCATGCTCCTTAATTCGTTTTTTGTAATTTATAATTGATTTTTTAATTGAACTGGTTTTTTGTTTCTGTATGTCTGGCTCTATAATATCTTTCTGTGATTGTTTAATCAACAGAGTACGGCTATCTGTATCAATTATACCATTATTGTTTTTATTTTCAATATTTTGGGGAATATTATTAATAATCTTATCCTCCAGACCAACCTTCTTCATTCGCTCCAGCTCATCAATGCTTTTCTGCGAAAGAAAGCCTTTAGTATGCACGTCCTGGACACCCTTGGCGCTATGATGAGTGACTATGCACTTACATCTGTTGTGTCTGCGGAATATGTCTTCAGGTGCTCCTTCCGGATATGAATATGTACCGGCCAATGCATGGCACCAGTCACAGCATTTGCTCATTTCGACTCTTTCTATTGTCTCCTGCAGGCCAGAATCAGATCTGAATTTAGCGTTGGCTTCTACGAAATCATCATACATGTGCTGTGATGTGTTGCTTATAGGCTCACCAAGGAGTTCTTTAATTGCTTCGTCCAGTGTCATCGTTAACCTCTTCATTAACCAAATTCATTAGCTTATTCATGATAGAATCAATGACATCTGCCGGATACTCGCTATTGACAGGTTTGAGTCCAATGCCGGCCTTTTCGTCTTCAGCGGCCAGCTCCTGGGATGCTGCATCATTGATCATCTTATGCACATCGCGCATCATTGGATCTACGATGCGACTTAGTATATTCCAATATAGCTTTCCGTCCGGGAGATCCTCTTCAGTGATGTTTTCTATAAATGTCTCGGAGATGAGCTCTCCTAATCGTCTGGCATACTTCGAAACATCACTTTGGTCAGCCTTTTTGTTCTTTAATTTCTTCTCAAACGACTTTATTTCGATATCAGATTCTGTTTTACGCTTAAATGTTTTTTGTATCTTGGCCAGAAGTTCCGGTACCATATCCTGTTTCATCGTTTTCTCCTTTTATTCCTGTAAGCGTGTGCATGTTCTCAGCACCAAAGTAACCCGGAATTGCCTGGTTGATTTTGACGGCTGCGTCGCCTATGCCTGACATCTGCGATGCGTCAGGTTCGAATATAGGCTCCCATGTAGGCTTTGACAGGTACAACTGTCTACGCTGATACGGATATTTGTCGCGCAGGCAGGCGGCCAAGAACCCAACATTGAGGAATCCGGATCCGAAATTACGCTGTGCTTTGCGTGCCTTTAGTCTCAGGTTTTCGTGTGATGCCTTGATTGCCTCTGCGCTTGACGGGTTCTCCGTTGCGAATCCAAGATCATCCATGGTCAGCCCAGTTTCTCCGGCGAATGACGCCACATAGCTCTTATAATGTGACAGATGTGGCTCCATGCTCTGTTGTGCGAACTGTCCAGGCGCCGGCTTATCTCCATCCTCATCCTTTGTGAAAGTCAACATAGCGCTTATTGTCGCACGCCATGAATCCATAGGTTCAGCGTTTTGCGACATTCCAACTACATATTTCTGTGGGAAGCTGTAAAATTCAGCTGAAATATCTGCTCTGGTCAGACAATGCCTTGCCTTATTCTGTATGTTCATGCATGCTCGTGATATACGCGAGTGGCCAAAAGGTCTTTTGGCGTCTGGCCTGTATATGATAGGTACCAGCAATGGGTACCCTGTATCATTCTTTATATTCTGCACAGTATTATTGGTTTTATCGTAGATCTGTGTATAGTCCGGCGTAAAATAGGCCTCTATTTCCGCTCTCTGGGTGTCACTGTTCCTCTTCAGGACTGCATATCCCTCGTATAGCAGACCCGTTATAGGATCTATCTCACCAGTAGCATTGCCTCCGTCTATTACCTGCAGCCGCGGAAAACCCGTTTCATCTGCAGATATGTAAACAAAGCAACATGACGTGATCAGCGACGAAAGAACTGCGCTGTCAAAGAACGTGTCTGGGTTGTTCATGTCAAAGATGTGATTCAGGTCGAAATTGTCGTTCGTGAATTTGTCGAAAACGAGCCTGTCGGCCAATGCATCTACTGCAGTCTCACACCATCCTAGTGTGGAATTGTATTGATTTCTCAGTTGTAACGGAATCATTGGGCCCGGATCCGGAGCGGCGCTTTTCATCTCGTAATATCTATAACGTAGCTGCGTCCTGCTTCTCTTGGATTCCATTTTTCTTCTGAGATATTCGATTCCTTTCAGCTCTGCCATTACGGCCTCTCTTTCTTTTTCTATCGTGTGTTTTTTTGTACAGTGCAGGGGTGAACGACATCAGGCATGGTCGGAGGGGAGGTATGCCCCTCAAATTTCTTTTATTTTTTGCCTGCTGGTCTATATTCCGCCCAATCACGTGACTGAGGTAACAGTCTATTACTTAATACCTGAGGTTTTGCCTCTGTCTGTACCGTCTTGACTATCTTGTCTGACTTCTGCCTGTTGCAAGTCCAGTGTGCAAGCTGCAGATTATCTATGTCAGATGGATGTCCTCCACGTGCGACCGGGATGATATGATCAACTGTCGGTGCAAGCGGATTTGGAAACTTAAGTGTCTTATCTACCAGCTTACCGCAGATGCCGCAGACGGTCTGGGTGGCTAGTATCTTGCGCTTATTCTTAGCGTATGCGCGACGCATGGGGCCCTCATGGTCTGCTCTCAATCTCTTGTTCTTACCACCTGCAGCATAACTGCCGACGGGTGGAGCTTCATAGGTCTCATCTCTGTACTGTCTGACATGGTTCTTACCTTCATCCAGCGCCGCTTTCAGTTCCGGCTCAAGGCTCTTATACTTTCTGAAGGTCGAGTAACCCAGCGAAAGATTACCTGCTATATCTGCCTCCGTAACTCCTCGCTCAGCCCAGGTTCTTATCTCCGACAAGTATGGCTTTATGTTCGATTCATATTTGCTTTTCATTGTGTCAAGTCTTCCAGCCTTGTCTTGTCTTATGAGTAAACAAAACAGCACCTGTAATCAGGTGCCGCCTTGCAGTTAATTTAAATTATGAGGAGATTGATTAGAACATGTGTCCGTTGTCTTTTATGCCTAATATCATATTACCACAGAATTTTGGTGAATTGTGTTACACTTTCTCTTCCCAGTAATTTTGTATCTTACGAGTGATGGCGCTCCGGCTATATCCTTTTCGCTGGCCAATCTCTTCCTGGCTGAGCCCGTCAGCATAATACAGACGCAGTATGTCCCTCATCTCTGATGATTCAATGTCGTCAAGATAGTTTTCAAGGTCTGCTATCTTCTTATAGATTGTATTTGTCTTCGTGTCGATACGTTTTGCCAAGGCTTCACATTTGGCCAGAGAATAACCATACATGACTCTCGTATGCTTATGACCGGTCCTATAATCTCCGTATGTATCTCCAACCTCTTCAGCCGGAGTCTGGGCATATTGCCTGCGCAGAGTATCAAGTTCCTGCTTCATTGCTCGCAACTGCTCTAGTTCATCTCTGATCATGCGTGTCCTCCTCATAGAAATCAATACCAAGCTGAGACTCACTATAGTTTATGAATCTCTTATAACTCTCTTCGTGCCTCTTCAATTTTCCCTTGTAATACTTCTTGATTCTAGGTTCATCGTCTATGGAAATCATGGAATACTCCAGATGCTGCAGCCCTGTTATAGGATGCTCATACCTTCTGACTGTGTCCTGGTCTATGTAGTATCCCTTCCATGGACAAGGATCGTCCCATAAATTGCTCTCATCTACCTCTTCAATCCGTGGGATTGGAATTATAAGATTGCGGCTATGGCTACACCTGGTACCCCACGGAGAATCTTCTTCTCTGAAAAGTGATGTCGAATGCTTGATCAAGTACTCACCCAGCTTATGATAGTCAGGGTCATCATCAAGCGGTCTTGGAAGTACATGGCCACATCCCCACTTTTCCCTTACGAGACAAAGCGGCGCGTTGGTTATCATGTGATGGTGAAGGCGCTGGCCACCATACTCGGTTACTATGACCCACTTGAATTCCTTGTTGAGTTTCTTCATGGCATACCTCATCCTTGATATGAATCTTTGGAGGATAGCTTTAGCCTCTTCAGGTGATGGCTCTGTCTGATAGGTCAACGTGTCATGCATATCACTAGCACTGAAATTGGCGTTGATAAGTCTTGTTAATTTCTTCCCTGCCATACGGTCGTTATTCTTCTGTACCTTTTCACTTGTGATCTTTCTCTTAGCCGCTCTGTTATTCTCATGTCGACCACTCGGTACCTTGACCGTGACATCTATTACCTTGCCTGCTACACAGATCTCTCTGACAACCTTCATGATTTCCGCCTATCTTTAATACTCTAATCAAGCTGTAAACGGACGCTTTCAGTCCGTTTAGCTTTTTCCTACATATATAACTCTACAGTTCCATGTTATTAAGTACATCTCTGAGCTTTACCAGCTCATCATGTGTCATACCTGGACGCTTCTTAGGTACTCCATCCGGCGCAAACGTCCTTATCTCATAGATAGGCGGCTTATCATACCATTTGGCCAGTACAAGCTGTTTGGTGTATCCGTCAGCTGACGTTCCTATGGTTCCAACCTCATCTATAATTTCAAATGCCATTTCCTTTTTCATGTTAAATATCTCCTTCTGCTCTGTTATTTGCCTTTTCGACATCAAATCCTTCAGGGTATCTATTCTTAAGCTTTTCAATATTCATTTCCATTATTTCTCCTAAGTCATAATTACATGCATGACATATCAATGCTATATACCAGCATATGTCACCTAGTTCCTTTCGGAATTTAATATCGTCCATGTGGGACTCATGAAATATATACTTCTTAACCAGATCATTTAGTTCTCCGACTTCGCCTGACAATCCGAGACATCCCATTATTACTTCTGATATGTTATTGGTCATGTTGCCGTTGAGCTTTATCATAAGACGACTTCTTACTTCACCGTCATTTGTTCTCATTGCCTGTTCCTGATATTCTTTAGTAGTTAACATTTTTATTCTCCTATTCTTCGTAATACTCTTTTCAGTGTTTCTGCTAAATCTCTGATAGCCATCGCTAACATGCCAAAGCCGAGAGGTATCTTCATTACGGGATACAGCTCATAATATGTCATGCCCTTTTCTGCGATATTCTTTGTGAATATATAGGCCATATAGCAGCCCGGAATCCGAATCATAATAAATCCAACCATAATCAGTGTTTATAAAATGTTCCTTCATTTTTCCCACCTAAACTTTTCATGCCATATCTTACCTTCATCCAATGGCTGAAATTCTGCCTTGCATTCATCTGCAAGCCCTTTGTACCTGTACTGAGGTCTCATGTCTATGCCTGCACTGCAAAAGCATTTATCCTCGAAATCATCTGCTTCCAGTTGCCTGCACCTACTACATTGGTATGCTTTCATTCCGCACCATCCTTCTGATTGCCGTTAGGTACAGCCACAAATGCGTTTTCAACCTCGATTACTGTTTTATCTTCAAAGTCCTCAATTTCCCCTTTACTAATTTTGCCTTTCATGGTGACGAATGTCAGATCCTTCAATTCACTTTCATAGATCACATGCATATCCAGCGATTCTGCGATATGCAGTTCCAGCTTCGCGCCTTCGGAATTTTCATATCCTTCAAGCATGAATATGGCGTCGCACTGGATCAGTGCTATGATGTCAGTCATCATATAGGACTTATACGGCAGTCCATTAGGCAAAAGGTTCATTGGATTGACTGCAATGAATCCATTCTTTGTTATGCGACGTTCTGCTGCATCAAAGGTGGCCTTGGCTTTTTCGTAGTCAAGGCCTGTTATAGGACCGCTAATATATATTTTGTTCTTGATTTCCATAATTACCTCACAACTCCAACTGTCCATGCTGTATCTTAGTTTCGAGTTCTCCATAAGTTATTCCTAATATTTTTGCTATCTCTGATTTGTCTGCCAGAGTTAGTTTTCTTTCTTTCTTGGCAATCATGTACCAGTAGACCGCATACAGACCGGCAAGCTCCTGGGCCATCTTCTCATCTAATACGGTTATGATCAGACTTCCAAACTGGCTCAATGGGTGGTCTTTGGATTCTCCATCATAATCTACTGTGAGGTATTCGTTCTGTATCTTATATACCAGGCCGCTAACGGCCTTGCTTCTGTATATCATTGCCGGCCTCCTTGGAGTTCAGGAACTCTGCAGTTTTGTATGCTTCTTTATAGCTGTCATAGACACCATGAATTTCTCTGTTACCGCCATGATCAGTAGCGTCTTTATTCATTAGCCTTATGACTTCATAGTTTACTGTTCCTCCAACATAGTTGGATGATACTTTCCATACGCTTTTCATTATTCGTCCTTTCTTATGGCCTTGCTCATGCTATCGAGTATCGCCTTTATAAACTTATCCATTTTTGCTCCTGTTTCAGGATCTACAGATTTAATCTGTTCCAAGGAATCAATGCATGCTTTAAAGTCTTCCTGAAGCTGAGCTGCTTTGATTTTCAGAGTTACAAGTTCTTCGTTTCCGGATGCGTCTATCACTTTCTGCAATCTCTGTATTTCAAGTTTCGATTCTTTCAATGATTCAAGCATTTCTTTTGAACTATCATCAGCATTCTTTTCTGCTTCAGATCTGCCTGCTTCCATCCATTTTTCTTTGTCTGAATCGTCTTTATCCATAAGGTCCTGCTTTGCCTTTTTTAGTTCATCCTTCATGTTCTGTATTTCTTCATTCAGTTTTTCGGATTTATCAGGCTTGCTTTTCAGTTTATCAAGTTCTGCTTTCAGATGGGCTATCTCCAGGTTTTCTGTTTCCAGTCTCTCATTTTCTGTTTTTACTCTATCAAGTTCTGCTCTGAATTCCTTTGTTGTCATATCTGGCGCATTTGGGTTTGCGGCCACTTCTTCTGCTGCTTCTTCAGGAGCAGATAAAAGCATCCATACCTTTGAAATTCCAATATCCGTCAACGTTGACGGATTTGAAAAGAAACTGTTTTCATCAATAGTTTTTTCGCTAAGTTTCATCATTCTGTTTGCTTTTCTCAGTCCAAATGTGAGATTCTTGGTGCACCAGTCTTCCCACTGGCCATGTTCAAGTCTGTTCTTGACTACCTTTAGTTTTGCACCAGCTTCTGATGCCATTTGCAGGCCCATGTATCCGATTTTGTTCATGGACTCGTAAAGAGCATTGGCCTGAGCAGCCAGCTCTTCATTAGTGCTTTCTTTTACAGGCGTGTATTCTACGTCTATCGCTTTATTGTCTTCCATAACTTTCCTTTCTGCTTTATGCTGCATTCTTATCCTTTATTTTTGGTATATTATATCCATCTTTGATTGTTTCATTGATGAACCGCTTAATCAGGCTTCTTATTTCTTTAGTAGGTACTGCATGCTCTTTTCCGTAACATTCTCTGTATGACCAATCATCATTGAGGGTGAATGTAAAATACGGTTTGTCAGGTTCCTCAGATTTCCTTATAAACATGGTCAGTTCTTTGCGCCGGCTATGGTATTCCGTATAATGCCCATTGCTGTATACACAATGGTTCAGCGTAGTTCCTTCTTTTGCAAAATCTCTTATGCTCCTAGGCATTATGATCAAGTATTTTCCATAACTTTTTTCGAACTTTTTGTGGTATCTTTCATATACTGCATTGAGCAGCCGTTCAAGGTGCCTGTTCTTACTTATTTTTGCTTCAGCCATAACTTTGTTATGCGCATTCTCTATATTGCCAGGTAAAATATATTTCTTTCTTTCTTGGCCGGATTTTGGAGGATTATCTTTTACCAGCCTGTAATCAAGATAATAGTCAATCAGCAGGCCGCTTTCTTTTTTTGTTTCCTTTATTTGCCTGGCAAGGTAATTTATCATCTTGGTGAATGACATATAATTCATCATTTGATTGAATCCTTCCATGTTGTCGCTGTAGAAATGCTCATATGAATCTGAGATGAATCTTATTTTCTCAAACATTTCATCGTTTACCCAGCAGTCAGCAAGCTTCATGATTTGTATTTCCCTGTAAGATGGATCCCATTTTCGAAACGATTGTTTGTATTCATTGCTGATCCCAAATGCTCTTTCAAATGTGTCTCCATTATATTGATTAAAATACAATGTCTCACTTGCTAATTTGTACAGGCCATGTTTCAAAAGTTTAAGCGCTACGTCAGGTAGAGCAGAGTCTATAATTCCAAAGAAGTTGGCTTCTTTGCCATCTATAAGATTCAGTATTTCTGTGAGTGGCTGCAGCTCTTTTACTTCTTCCATATTGTCTTTAACAACCAGCATGTTGCCATTAGGCCTATATCTGGAATCACACCAGGACATATTCATCGGAAGGTATTTGTATTTATATGTTTTGTTATCGCTACTTACTTCAAAATAGTTCAGCTTAATTTTATAGTAGTACCTCCAGCCTCTGGTATGCTCTATTGACCGTTTAACATTACCTTCAATGATCAGCGGCCCTTCTTCCGATTTCTGGCAGTAAACCACTCTTTGTTTGTGGCTTACGCTATCGCACGTTGCGAATCTGGTACTGGCCAGCAGGATCCACTTTCCGCACTTGGGGCATACTATCGTTTGTTTGTGTCTAACATTTTCGGCTGTAAATCTTGCTCTGCAATTCATGCAAAGTATTTTGCTTCTTGCAGTTTTCGTTTTGCCTGTGATGATACCATTTCCGGGAAGTAGGTCATCTATAGCCTTTGTAACAGCTTTAGGAATGTTGCCTATCAAATCATAATGTCTGCATGTTCTTTTCCATTTATTTTCCCTGTAAATATTTTTTCTGTCGTATCTGATATTGCTGAGATAGTCCGGCAACCAATACCCAGGTGAATTATAATCTTTCAGATTCAGATATTCATTTATTGCTGCATCGGTTTTATCATTGTAATTATAGTTGCATCTGGTTGAGTAATAGAATTCTGAGCCAAATGCGAATGGATCCCTGGTACACCAGTTATATTCGTCTCCTTCAAGAGCAAGCGTGATATAATTTCGATTCTCTCGGTCTATGAATGTCCTTGATAATAATGTTTCTTTTTCATACATATCAATGGCTAAAATCTTACCGCATTTCTCATCATCAAAAATTTTTCCTGCAACTTTGAATCCTTTTTTAAATGGAAATTCAGATGGATCTATAACCATTTCTGTAAGCCTTTTTTTAATCAGCATATCAGCCTCCTACAGAAACTGGCTCATGTCGAGCGCGTTGTCTTCATCAGTAAAACCATAATACTTCTTGATCAGGTCTTCTGCCTGATCAGGTGTGATAACAGCCGAGTTTCCATCCTTATGCTCACTAGCAAATTTATCGAACTCTTGTTTAAGGTCAGACAGTTTTTTATCTTCCTGCATGATTTTTTTATAATCGCTATCGTTCTTTGCCATGTCCTTGACCTGACTAAAGAGCATATTTACAAATGCATTGTTTATTGTATTTCTTTCAGACTCCAGTTTTTCTATTGCTTCATTTTTTAACATTGATTTTTCCTCCATCTTTATGCTATAATCAATGTGCGAAGGGCAATTCGCACATTCTACATCGGCATCCGGTTTATCCGGATGTTTTTTTATCTCTTTAAACACTTACCATTACCGCATGGCCATAGTCCTCTGCATCTCGAATGTACATTCATCTGGCATCCTATGCAGTTTATGCGCTGTTTGATATACTTAAGTAGTTTCATCTGTCTTCTTCCTTTCTATGATCTTCCTGCATTCATTTACATATCTATGTGCTTCTGTAGGTCTTTCAGGCGCATGATACATGTGGTGATTTTTGATATAGAACCTGCATGTCCATGATGATTGTGGGTCCGGATCATACAATGTGCACTCATGGCAGCACCTGATGCATACAGGCCGGCGATTCATCAACGGGCACTGTCTTGTCTCTCTTGGGTTTATGTTTCCGCATTTCGGACATTTATACATTTTCCTCACCTCACTCAGGTGTTATCTCGTCAAGGTAGTTTCGGCCAATCATAGACATCCATTCTCTGACGGCCTGCTCCTCTGTAAGGCCCTTTTCCATCTTAGTATCGAGCCATTGTCTCTCAAAGTGTCTTTTCCATCTAAGGTTTTCGGTCTTTGCCCAGGGAGTTATGTTTGCCTGGAGCTCTGCATGTTTGTCGTGACATACGTCTATCTGAAACCCTTCTCTTATGGAAATCTGACGATTGGCCCCTGGGAACACCTCATGGCGCTCTGCATAGGGCTGACCAGTATAGATGCATATCCTATCGGCTTTATCTTTGTAGCCGTTATATAATAGCCTTCTAGCCATCAATACCGACCTCAACAGTTTTCTTCTGCCTGAACTTGACTACGCCCCTAGTTGTCTTGCTTATGCTGAGGATCCTGTCTGAGAGTTCTATCTTCACGAATTCCAGTTCCTCATCGATTATCTTGTCGGCCAGAATGCATACTAGTTTATATGTGTCATCGTCTATCGGAGTAAATCCGGTATCTTGACTGGATGCATGACAGATTTCGTCGATTCTCTGAATCACTACTTTATGTTGCTTTTCTTTGGCCGCCTGGTCACATTCGCACATCTCCGTGGCCTTCTGGTCTGCTTCCTCTTTGGTTTCCGCGTCTATGTTCTGCAGCTGACCGCAGTACTTACACTCACCCTGTATCATTGCCATTTTTGACCTCCTACATGAGTACACGACCGATTGCTATCATGTTGGCCAGATTGCTGTTTGCGGTCGTGTCTATCTTTCTTTTGCTCCCGTCGCTAAAGCAAATCGTTACTGATTCTCTAATGCAATCGTAGCCAGGTACCTGCATGACATTGTATTCGAGTGCATCTATGTTATTGCGACTGTCAGATATAAGCGCCTTCTGGAGGTTGACCAGAAATATGCGCTTATTATCAATCATTAGTGCTGTTTTATTGTCCATAATTCTCCTTAATTTTTTGCATAATAGTAATATTTAAGGCTTACAGTCCATATGGATCGACAAGGCCAGTTATAAATCCAGCTACGACTATGACGGCTATTATTACAGCTGTTGCCTGCATCCATGTCGGCGGATGCCACACATATCTCTTCTTCTTATTCATTACTACCTCCCTATGAATTTATGCTATAATCATATCGATTTGATACTCCTATCGTATTGGATCTCCAGTTTCGGCTTTGTCCAGGAAGAACTGTTCTACATTGATACGTGGTATCTTCCAGTTGATTCCACATTTGGTTGCCTTGATCTGTCCACTTATGCACAGATTTCGAATAACATCAGTTCCAGTGTTGGTGTATTCGGCAGCCTCCTCTGGAGTCATTATAAATTTCTCATTTAGTTTCAAATTGTTTTTCATAATTACTCCTTATCTTCGTCCCAGAAGAATTCCACTTTGTAGCCCTTGTACTCAATACATTCAACGTCGGTTATTTCTGCGACTAAGTCTTCATTATCATCGGTGACAACGATTGCTTTTATTTCCTTATTGTTTATTTTCATTACTACACCCCCCTTCAACTAGGCCTCTTCATTGGGCCCTAGATTTATCAAATTTAATCGGATTCGCTTGGCAAAAAAATAAAATCAAGTGGCATATTGTAGATTTCACTTAAAGCTCTTGCTTGTTTGATTTGGGGCTCGGTTTTACCTTTTTCCCAGTTTACGATTGTCTGCTTTCCAACGTGTAATCTATCTGCTACTTGACTTTGAGTCAGTCCGGCATTTACTCTTGCCGCTGCCAGTGTGATTTGTATATCTTTCATTTTTGCACCTCCCTTTTCGAAGATTATAAATCAAATTTAATTTGATGTCAATACTGAAATCAAAATTAATTTTACTTTGAGTTGCTTTTTGTCCATTAAAATTATATAATTAGCAAACAGGAGGTATTGAAATGGATGATAATTTACAAAATAAGATTTTTTCTTATAATCTTAATAAACTATTAAGCATGCATGAAGTAAGCCAAGCAGAGGCAGCTAAGGCGATTGGCGTTTCTCCGCAAACTTTTAATACATGGAGCAAGGGCATTGCAATACCAAGAATGGGAAGCATACAAAAACTTGCAGATTATTTTAATGTGAATAAATCAGATTTAATTGATTGCAAGAATGAATTAAACCAATCAATAGTACCTCATAACGAAGTAATATTGATGAGTTCTTATAGAAAACTAAATAGCGAAGGCCAGCAACGAGTAATTGAATATACCGATGATTTACTATCCTCAGGCAAGTATTCTGATACTGAAGACCCGTTTGCAGAGGTAAGGCGAGAAGTAGCAAACATAAAGATTCCTAAGGCCGAGTAATAGGCGCCGTTAAATTAAAACCGCTGGGTGATCAGGCTATAATATAGATCTCGCAGCCACCATGATAATTGATATTGTAAATAATTAAATGTTCATCTTTTTTGAATATGGCATAAACTCTGTTGTACTTATAAATCTAAAAGTTGTGTAAACCATTGCATGTCCTTTCCGGCGCCAAGGTTAATTAAACAATATTTATATGCCATACGACAACGATAATAACGCATTCTGCGTTTATAAAAAGTTTTTCCTGTTAATTAAGGAGGTTTATATGGAACTCAAAGAAAGTTTGCCGGCATTTGTCGAGCGAATAAAAAAAACGAAAGACGCTATCACTAACGAGGAAATGACTAAAACATCTATGATAATGCCATTTTTCCAGATGCTTGGTTACGACATCTTTAATCCTCTAGAGTTTATCCCGGAATTCACCGCTGACGTGGGAACTAAAAAGGGCGAAAAAGTTGACTATGCTATTGTTATTGACGAAAGTCCTTTGATTCTCATCGAGTGTAAATCATGCAATGAGAATTTAGATAATCATAGTTCTCAACTGTTCAGGTATTTCGGGACAACATTGGCTGCTAAGTTTGGGATCCTGACTAATGGTATTGAATATAGATTCTTTACTGACTTGGATAACGAGAATCGTATGGATGAAACACCATTTTTAGTCGTAAATCTTCTTGATATGAAAGATAGGGACATTCAGGAGCTGAAGAAGTTTACTCGTGATACGCTTGATGTCGATATGATAGTCGATTCGGCTGAAGAATTGAAATACAATAAAATTATCAAGGATTGGTTTGCCAAGGAATTGGATTCTCCTTCCCCTGAATTCATAAAGTATGTTTTAGGGAATGTTTATGAAGGTACTAGAAATCAAAAGGTAATTGAGCGTTTCACCCCTACCATCAAAAAAGCGCTGCAGCAGTTTATAAATGATACCTTGAATAGCAAGATAACAAGCGCCTTGAATTCAGAAAATGTTGCTAATGCTGCTCAGGAAACTGCGGATGATCCAGACAATGCAGAGCCGGAAAGTAAAATTAATACCACCGATGAAGAATTGGAAGCATTTTGGGCTGTTAAGTCAATATTGTATGGAACAATTGATACCAGCAGGTTGGCTTACAGGGATACCGAATCATATTTTGGAATACTCGTAGATGATAATAATCGAAAATGGGTTTGCAGAGTTATTGTAGAGAGCAATAGCAAGCACATACTAATATCAGATGCAAATAAAAACCCTGTAAGATATGACATCGATACAGTAGATGACATTTACAATTATGCTAAGGAAATCAAGGAATCTTGCAAAAAGTATATTGAGGAATAATAAGGAGGTTTGATCATGGCCAGAAAAACTAATTGCACTGTGCATGGTAAAGATATGTACCGTCTCAGGGCCCAAATAGGCCGTGATCTAAACGGTACGCCTATTAATAAAAATTTCTATGGTGACTCTAAGAGAGACGCCGAGAAGAAAAGAGACAAGTATATAGCCGAACACGAGAATACTCAAGCTGACATCAATGAGACTCTAGGGCGCCTGGCTGAATATTACACATACCAGGTCCTTAGAGTTGACAATCTGGCTCCCAGTACAATTGAACTATATGAGCAGCAGTACCGTGAGAAACTTAAAGATGCTGAGATGACTATTAAACCTATAAAGAATATTACCGTGGCTATGCTGCAGAAATTCTTTAATGATTTGTCTATCGGCAAGCGTGATGGAAAGGATCTGAATGTCAGCAAGTCGTCTATTAAGGCATTATCTAAATATATGAAGAAGCTTTTTTCTTATCTCTATGCGGCCGGATACTGCCAGAACCTTATGCTATATGTAGTCATTCCTAAACTTGAAGCAGCTGACCCCTCTTCAGAAATCGAGAGCAATATTGAAGTCTTTTCTGACAATGAGGTAAAGGCAATACTTGAGGCACCTAACAGGAAACACTTTCTGTTTCTTATGGCGCTTTCTACGGGTCTACGTATAGGGGAACTCCTAGCGCTAGAATACGACGATCTCAGGGACGATTGTGTCGTGGTAAGCAAACAGCTCAATTCTCATTATAAAATCTTGGAGGACGGAAGCAGGGAGCTGGAGACAACCATAAAAAAGGTGAAGTCCTCTTCAAGCAACAGATCAGTTCCATTGCCTGCCAGCGTGCTTAGAGAATTAGAAGAATACCGGAACTGGCACCAGACTGAAATGATGCAGAACGGATACAGAACCACTTACCTGTTTACATCGGATACCGGCAAAATCATATATGCATCTAATGTGCGCCGGGCATGGATGCGGCATCTGAAAAGTTGTGGAATCGAATATCGCAAATTCCACTCATGCAGGGCTACTTACTGTACAATGCTCTGCAGACAGGGAATACCTCTAGAAACTGCTTATAAACTAATGGGCCATTCAGACATCAATGTCACAGCCCAGTTCTATCGATATGTTGGTACCTCCGAAATGAAAGAAGCCGCTCAATCCATTGATGAAAAGTTTATCATCTAA